TGCTATGTTTTAAGGGTGTAAAGGGACGGGGGTCTTTCCCCCATCCATTTTTTAGTAGGGGTTGGTGGTTTAGGTGGTAACCACGACTATCATATCCTGATAAACTCCTACATAGGATAGGGGGGGGGTATATTTTCGGAGCCAGCTACTGATGATTTTTTAGGCCTACCCCCCTAAAAAATTTTATATATAGGGTTAGGTTTTTAAGGGTGGAAAAAAGGATTCCTAAATAATATCAAGCGTGAAAACAGAAAAAATCTTCTATACCCTATACTGCTCCTACGCTACAGAGGATTTATACGAGTGCCCAAAAGGGGACTTATAAGGGCCTAAAAGTACTCAAAAGGGGACTTTTAGCTAGTTATTATAAAAATATTATAGTACTTTTGTATTATGGGAAATTCAATTAGGAGACCTAGAGTCACAAAAAATGTAGACTTTGATTTAGAATCATACGTCAACACTGAAACGGGAGAGCTACTGACTTCAGCACTTAGTAAAGATAAGATGACTGTGAAGATTACTGAGGAGGGAAGTTATGTAGTAATGTCCACAGATGATTATATAGTACTCGACAGTGCTACAGTAAAGTTTTTGGTCACTGAATTATCAAGAGTAGAGTTAGCTAGTGTGATAACTATGGCTACTGATCTTAAGACTCCGTTAAATTTAGTATACAATGGCCCTCAACCACATAGCAATGAGTCACTACAAGTATTGCTAGGCTACTCATCAAGAGATAAGTTTTTTAAATTGCTTAAGAAACTTATGGAGCTTGGAGTACTTTATCAGATAAAGGGTAGGATATCAGGAGAAGTACGTGTAGTGTATATGTTAAATCCTTACATAGCTCGTAAACGTCGCACAATAGACAATTCTGTTTTTAAAGTTTTTCAGCCTTTTATAAAATAATTATAATAATTCACAGATTTTATTCTGTTATTATAAATTATTTATATATTTGCCTCATGATATTAGTACATCTTGATATTAGAGACAGTATATTGCTGAAGTCAAACGACAACAGTTTCCATGCCCTGTATCATATTATGAAGCAAATGGATCTTGATAACAACATCTGGTATGCTGATAAGATTAATAAGGGACATATATGTTTTCAACTTCAGATATCTAATGTTACATTAGAGAAGATGATAGCTTCACTTAGACAAAGAGACTTACTTGTTAAGATCGCTCGTGGAAAGTATAAGCTATCTGATTATTTAATAGAGGACTACTGATGGTAATTGGAGAATTTACATCTGCTTGTCTGGATAAATTAATTAGACAGGAAAGACATATGAAGAGAAAGTTTGGATCTTATTGTAGACAGCACAGTAAGGTCCTTACTACTCAGTATTTCTTGGGAGAAGAAAAACATATTTTAAAATTTAACTTAACACCTAAACATGGGAACATCGGAGAAATTAGCAATAGCAAAGGAGATGCTAGCAACTAGCTTTTTATTAGCAACAGAAAAATCATTAGCTCAAGGTTTACAATACTCATATCAATCTTACCCTGTTGAGAATGATAATGAAGATGGTACAACTTATAAAGCTTGGCACATGGATATTATTGTAAAAGAATTAGGGTATGGAGAAAAGACTATCCAACAACTAAGATTTTTACGACCTAATAATATTGATGCTAAGAACATGGAGTACCATGTAATAGTAGAGACATTAGCTGCTATGACACAAGGAGCATTAACAATGTGGTATGAAGTAGGCAAAATGCTTGCGACTGATACGGACCTTCAAAAAGAAATTAGAGATGATGCAACGAAAAGTGATTTCACTACCAACGAACCAGAGCAAAGTTTATAGGCAGATACTTGCCTTCATGAACTTTATGCTCAACCTCACTCCACAGGAGAGAGATGTACTAGCGGAGATTATCAGACTCGATAATGAATACGAAGCTTTGCCTGTTGAGAAACGGGCAAAGTTTATTTTGTCTACAGACATGCGTAAAGAAATGCGTGAAGCTTTAGTGATGGAAGAAAAACAATTTAATGTTGTGATCTCTAGATTAAAGAAGAAGTTATTTTTCGGCAAGCCATTACTAGATGATAAAAATATTCTACATCCAGAGTTAAAGTACAAACCTGATAGTGAAGGATTCAAAATAGAGATCAACTTTGTGATGACTGCTGGTGTGTCTACTACTAACCAACTCAAGGTAACAGAAGAGTTAGTAGAAGAAGAACTTAGTAACAAAGTAAGTAACCAAGAAAGTAACCAAGTACCTCCTGTAGAATACAAGCATGATGCTTCCAAGGCACCAGTACTTGAAGAGGAGGAGTTTGACTTTACGATATCCTCACCTGATGAGTAAACTTTTAAGTAAACATAAGCAGCAAGAAATATTAGTAGCAATGGCACATCGCCATGGTATTACTATAGGCCAGGCTGAAGATATCTGGTTATCCTTCGGCTCTACTATTGCTATTTATGTAAGCTCTGCTACGAAAAGTGAAGAAGGGTTTTTTGTTGAAGATTCCTTTCCTGTAATTCATATAGAAAATTTTGGCAAATTTGTACCTAACAAGCGTAGGATTAAATATGCTAACCATTGTATAACATATAAAAAGAAAGAAAATGAACATCACACTTCCGATACTGCACCACAGTAACACTACAGCTACTTTAGAAGACTTAGGTTTAGAATACGATTTTGTAGATTGCGATACTAGACAAGTTACTTTTTATAATATTAATGCTATTGCGCCATTCACTGAAGGCGGAGTTGATTTCTCATCTATTCATACTAACGGTACTGAATATATTTCTACTCTTAGCTATGGTGAACTATGGGAGAAATTAAAATAATATGAAGGCACAGCATGATTATAGTTTCTGGGAGATTAATCCTGAGCTAATCGTAATAGAGGAGTTCTCTAAGTTTTACGAGCAGGATAAGAGTAAGCACAAAGCTGATAGCTCTAGAATTATGTGGGCTATACACTACGGGTTTCATCCAGAGTCTAAGTTTTTCAATCTATCTAATAAGCTAGAGATTCTTGCTAAAGATTTTTTAAAGAATCCAAAGTTTAAATGGAACAGCGTCCAGAGTCTAATAGATATCTTTAAGAACTTAGTTCTCACAGATGTTGAAAAAGCACTGGTAAACTGGAACGAGATTATGACTATGCGTGATACTTCTCTTAAAGACATGTACATGGGAGCTATTAACAACAAGGATACAGATGAACTTGTTAAACTAGATAAGATGCTAGCTAATACTCCTAAGATGTTTGAGGATTATAAAAAGATCCGCAAAGATTACGACGAAGAAAAAATAACTAAGAAGGGCAAGCACATTGCCTCTTTATCAGATGCAGGAGAAATATGAAAGCAAAAGATATCTGGGATAATAAAAGACAAATACTTGAAGGCATTAAGAATAGTCTTCATAAACAAGTATTTATTGAGGACATTGCTAAAGCAAGACAAGATGTTTGTAACGCATGCCCTCATATATCTACAGACTGTGCAGCATTAATTAAAACATGTTGTTCAGTATGTGGATGTTCACTTAGTTTTAAAACAAGATCCTTACAATCATCATGCCCAGAAGGTAATTGGCCAGCTTTAGAAGAAAAGAAATGATAATAGAAAATTCTAATTTTAGATTAAAAGATATTCCTCGATTTCATCCAGAGTTAGAGTACTATGAACGTGTGACATTTTGGAAAGAAGAAAAGCGTAAATGCATTGAAGGTGCTTGGGTATCTGGAAAGTGGATGCCTGGTCCTCTATATTACTATGTAAACTTTAACAACATACAGTTTGAGGATGATACATCAGTAGCACAGGCTTTTGGTCTACCTTTCTTGCGCGACATCGACTGGGAATTATTCTTGCTCTATGAAGAGTGTAGAGGATTCTCAGGATTTACTGATGATAAGAAATATACCTGTGATAGGAAGTATGGCCCAGAGTTAGAGCTATCTATTAAGCTAAACAGGATTACTGAGGCAGAAGCTAAAACTAAAGAGTATGTTCCTGCTAGAGAATACTTAAGAAAAAACCATGGTAAATCACTAGGCAAACCATTATATAAAAACTCGGCAAAACATTTTATGTCGATCCAAGCCCGTGGATCTGGTAAGTCTTATTCATCTGCAGGTATTGCAGCGCATAACTTTTTGTTTGGTGGTGCTACTGACTACGATGATTACCTAGAGCGCTGGAAACTAAGACAATATACGGCATCAGATACAATCATTGGCGCCATCGATACTAAGTATACGGAGCCGTTGATGAAAAAGATTAGAACTGCTATGGAGTTATTACCTGGAAGTTTTCAATTAGGAGATGAGTTATATCCTTCTCCTTTAGCTATTAACTTCTCAGGTTCATTAGCACCTAACAGAGATGCTACATCGCTGACAGGATCAGTAATACGACATCGTACCTTTAAGGATAACCCATTAGCAGCCAATGGTACACGTCCTAACTTGTGTATCATTGATGAGGTAGGTTTCATGCATAACATCAAAGAGGCATGGGGATCAATCGAGGCTACCCAAGCATCTAAGGCAAAAAAGAATCTAGTTATCTGGGCACTAGGAACAGGAGGACTTGTATCAGGTAGAGCAGCACTATATGCTGAGAGTATATTTAGAAACCCAGATGATTACAACTGTATATCGTTTGAAGATACTTACGAGCAACGTGGTCTCATAGGATACTTTGTTCCCTACCGTCGAACTCTTAATGAGTTTAAGAAAGGGCCTAACAAAGAGACAGATGAAGAATTAGCAAAATTATATATTGAGAATAAACGCGCGATAGCTAAGAAATCTTCTGACCCAACAGTATATCAGACAGAAATTATCAATGGTCCAGAGATGCCATCGGAAGCATTCTTGGTACTAGAGGGCGCCTTCTTTCCTACACTACTACTGAAAGAGCAGCTAGCAGAAGTTGAAGGAGGTAAATACAAGAAGTATACTGAAGCTTCGTTTAAAGGGCATATATCTTTTAATGCTTCTAATGAACCAGAGTTCTATACTAACCAAGATGCTGAACCTATTCGCAAGTTTCCTCTTAGTAAAAACGATGAGAAGAGAGGCTCTATAGAAATATGGATGAAGCCACAAAAAAATCCTGAGGGAGTTGTACCACGTAATGTGTACATAGCTGGGATTGACGTTGTCGATAAAGATAAATCAACTACTGACTCATTACCTTCTATAGTAATAATGAATAGACTTACTCGTCAACTAGTTGCTGAGTACACGGGACGTACAGGAGAAGCTAAAGATTTTTATGAGGTATGTAGAAAATTATTATTATATTACAACGCGATAGGAATGTATGAGAAAAACCTTATCGGTTTATATAACTACTTTGATCAGAATAAGTGTACTTACTTATTAGCAGATACACCTTATCAGTTACGATCAAGTGATACTTATAAAGCAGGAACAAACACAGCTAAAGGTATCAATGCCTCAGGAGCAGTAAATGCTGAAGCACGTAATATGATTAAGTCTTGGCTTCAAGAACGAATCTCGGATAAAACAGAGACAAGAGTTTACGAGACAATCTATTCTCCTGCTATGCTTACAGAGTTAGTAATGTGGAATCCTAATGGAAACTTTGATAGGGTCTCAGCGTTAGGTATGTTAATGTGGTTAGATTCTACAATGTATAAAGAAGTCACACAAAAAGCAGAACAAATAAAAACTTTTCTAGATGATCCTTACTTTGCACAAATGGGTGTTTTAAAAAAGAAGGTAGTCGGAACTATAGATTCAAATTTTTATTCATAGATTTGTGTTTTAAATAAAAAATCACTATGAGCTCACCTGTAAAGATGCAAGGCTACATTAGTTTCCCTAGACAGAAACTATCTGATAAGCAGAAAGATGATAACTGGTACAAGAAGAATATTGACTTCGCAGAACACTTACTTACATCTGATGTAAACCTACGCTCCAACTTTAAAAATAAAAAAGCCAATTATAACTTAAGAGCTAATATTATTAACTCTAAAGATTTTGAAAAATATATTAATCCTGATAACCTAGATATGGAATCACTTCCTGCTAGTTTTCAGCACGTAGGGATAGAGAACTCTAAGATTAATTTATTGCTTGGTGAATACTCAAGACGTAAAAAAGAATTTAAAGCATATATTTCTTCTAATGATTCAGAAGCTATCTCTCGTAAAGAGCAGGCGTTAATGGAGCAGATTAAAGAAGAAGTTACTAGTATGATTACTAGTACTTCTATCTCTGACGAAGAAATTCAAAAAAGATTACAAGCTTTAGAAAAATATAAGACATATGAATTCCAAGATGTTGCTGAATTAGTGTCTAACAAAATCTTAAAGAAAGAATATAAAGAAGGAGACTTTGACTTTACTTTCTTAAGAACTTTTGAAGATCTATTAGTAGGTGGTGAGGAAATTATGTATTGTGGCGTATTAGGAGGTGTTCCTGTAATGCGTCGTGTTAATCCAATGAATCTTTATACCATGGGAGGTAACTCTATGTATATTGAGGATGCGGATATTATTGTGGAGTACGGTTATAAATCTATAGGACAAATTATAGATGACTACTGGGATACTTTATCTGCAGATGATGTTGACTTCTTAGAGCGCGGTAAAACAGATGCTTCAGCTGGAGGAGGGGGAATCGGACTTAATCGTGATATATCAGTTTATGATTACTACGGTGAACAAGGAGCCTTGTCTATCTTCCATCCTAATGAGATGGGAACAAGAACATTTGCAGGTGCTTTTGATACATATGGCAATGTACGTGTATTAAAAGTATGTTGGAGATCCCGACGTAAAATCGGAGAGTTGACTTATTTTGATGAAGAAGGTCAAGAGCAAAAAGACTGGGTTCCTGAAGACTACAAACCTAAAAAAGAATTAGGAGAAACAGTAGAATGGAAATGGGTTAATGAATGGATGGAAGGTACAAAAATTGCTGACCATATTTATACACTTATGCGTCCAGTGCCTTATGCTTCTAAATCATTAGTAAACAAATCTAAAGGCACTCCTCCATACGTAGGCTCCGTCAACTCCACCAACGATTACAAAGTCCAATCTCTTATGGACATCATGAAGCCTCTTGCATATTCTTACGATATCGCTTACTACAAAAGAGAGCTAGAAATCGCCACGTATAAGGGTGCCTTTACTGCTATCAACTCGTCGCTTATTCCGTCAGGTTGGGATCCTAAAGAATGGATGCGCTATGTTACTATTAACAAGTTTGCATGGTTAGATCCAACTAACGAGATTCTTAAAGGACCATCTCAAGGTAAATCTGCGGGAGCATTTAATACTCTTACTGCACAACAGATCCAAATGGGAGATCCTAATGCTATCGGTATGTATACAAACTTACTATTAGACATTGAGACTACTCTAGGTAAATTAGCAGGAGTATCGGGAGCAAGAGAGGGCGAGATTAGTAACCGTGAGGCAGTACAAAATGTAGAACGTGAGATGACTCAAAGTTCTAACATTACTGAGAAGTGGTTTGCTATTGATGCTAACTTCCGTAAGCGAGTACTTACTAAATTCTTAGAGTGCTGTAAGTATGCTTACAAATCTAATCCTAAAAAGGGTCAATACTTACTAGACGATATGGGCCAGGAAATAGTATCTAAATTCGATGAGTTTGTCTCTACCGAGTATGATGTACACGTTTCTAACTCTACTAGTGATACACAGTTGTACAACGACTTACGTGCTCTTTCTCAAGCAGCTATTCAAAATGGTCAAGCAACTATTGCAGATCTTGTAGCAATCTCTCAATCAGAGTCTGTACAAGAAATTGCTAAGAAACTTGAATCTTCTGCTAAGAAAATTAGAGAAGAGAACCAAGCAATGGAAGAGAAGAAAATGCAACAAGCGCAACAGCAAGCACAGCTTGAGGCTCAAGATCGTCAAGCACAACGTGACTTCGAAATGAAGAAACATGATGACGAGATTGCTGTTAAGCGCGAACAGATACAAGCTAACTTAGACTTAGGACATATTCGAGAAATGGGTAATGAGGTACGTCACCAACGTACTAACGATACCCGTATAGATACAGACAAAAATGGAATCGACGATTTCTTAGACTTACGTCGTACAGATATCGATGAGAACTATAAAAATGAACAAGTACGTTTAGAGGAAGAAAGGTTAGCAGAAACACAAAGAGCTAACATGGAAAGAGAGGCAATTCAACGTGCAGCTTTAGCACAGAAACCTACAGGCTCTAAATAAAGCTATAGGATTATAGAGGGGTAAATAAAAATTATTATCCCTCTTTATAAAAATAATTTTAATATTGTAACCAATTAACGACAGCAAAATATGGCAGAATTAGGAAACGACTTATTTGATGGGCTTCAAATAATGTCACCCGAAGAACTAAACTCAGCAGTTAGAGCTACTGAAGATGGAACAGAGGACACAGATAATACAGCAGCTTCGACAGAAGCAGAGTTCACACTAGAACCTGTAGAGACTGAAAAAGGAGAAGGAGCATACGAAAACAAACCTGCAGCAGAAGAAAAACCTGCAGCAGAAAAAATAGATACTTCAGCAGCAAAAAGCGAAGCAGTATATAAGGCCTTGATGAAGGAATTAGTTACTTCAGGTATTTTAACAGCAGCAGAAGTAGAACAATTAGATGAGTTACCAGGTACTCTTGATACTATCAAAGACTTGATGACTAAAACAGTAGAGACAAACTTTAGGACTAAAGAAGAACGTTGGAAACAAAGTTTGCCCTCAGAAAAGAAACGCTTCTTAGAAATAGAAGATGCGTTTGATGAAACAGACCAAGCGATTTTAATGGCGCAACGTCTAGAGTTCTTTGAAAATGTTAATGCTGAGCAGATTAAAAATGATGTTAACCTGCAAAAGCAAATTTACTTTGAACAATTAAAGTCTAAAAACTTTAGTGATGAAGATGCGTTAGAAGCTATTGCAGATGCAGAAGCAGTAAACAAACTTCAAGACAAAGCTTTTAAAGCAATTCCTGAATTAAAGTCACAAGCTAACGCAGTGATCGCACACGGAAGATCTGCTAAAGAAGCTAAGACTAGAGCAGAACAAGAAGCGCAGTCTAAAATGTTTGACAGTTTAGTAGCTAACATTGATAGCAGAGATGCTTTCATTGATGGTTTAAATCTAAACAAAGTTGCCAAAGATAAATTAAAACAAAACATTATGAGTCCTGTCTACAGAGATCCTAAGACAGGTGCAGAATTAAATAGTTTGATGTATAAGCAACAAAGAAACCCAGTAGAGTTTGAAATGCTTATCAATTACTATGACACAATTGGATTATTTAATTTAGATAAAGAAGGTAAATTTAAACCAGATATTACTAAATTAAAAACAGTAGCTAAGACAGCAGCAATTAACGAACTTGATAAAGTTATTGCAGCCGAAGAGCAAAGAGGTGTAGGCCGAAATACTTCAGTCGAAACTTCGCAGAAAACAGAAGGTCTTCTCAATATGCTCGAAAGTGCATTTGCTAAGAAATAATAAGTAATTAATATATTCCGTCTAACAATTTAACAACCAAAAAAAATGGCTCAATTACTTCCATTACAACGGTATGAGGCTAAAGATTACAATGGTTTGGTTACAGATAACCACTTCCATTCTTTGTACCAACAAAAACCACAGTTGATTAGCAACGTGATCAAAGAGATCTACAAAACTAATCTTCAAGGTAAATTACGTGAATTCGTTGATCGCTTCCCAGTAAAAGAAGTTGAACAAGAAAACGGATTCTACAACTGGATGTTGCAAGGTCAACACGACAAAAACTTGCCTCTAGTTGACGCAGAAACTATCTCAGGAGCATCTATCTCTGCAGGGACATTCCCAGCAAACGTAGGAGCAAACGGTGAGCGTTTCTATTTAATCTTCGACGAGCCTTTGTTCGAAGAAACTAACGTACTTCGCGGTGAAGTAGACGATTACCATTTATTGGTAAAACGTTCTATGGATGCAGGATCTCGTTACAAATTTGAAGTTGAATTAGTAACTGACAACGCTAACAAAACTATTCCTTCTGAGGAATTAGCTATTGGTACTCGTTGGTCTAAATTCTACTCATTGTCTCCTTCTACATTGTCTTACCAAGGTGCTAAACCTTATTTCACTTCTCCTTGGAGAATGGAAAACCGCCCTTCTACACTTCGTATGGAGTATGAAGTAGCAGGTAACACAATCAACAAAGGTAAAAATGAGCCTTTAGAGTTTGGTTTCAATTACAAAGGACAACAAGAGTCTATCTGGATTAACTACCAAGATTTAGTAGCTCACCACCAATGTGAGGAAATGTTTGCTCGTATGTTGATGTACGGTAAGAAAAACTGGACAGCGGATCACAAGTACTTGAACAAAGATGACAAAACTAAATATGCAGTTGAGTCAGGTGCAGGTTTCTTTGATCAAATCGCTCCATCAAACGTACACTACTACAATACTTATGACTTAGATTGGCATTTAGAGTTGTTGTTAGATATGGGAGTTGGTAAAATTGAGCGTGGCAAACGTACAATCCACTTGTTAACAGGTGAGTTTGGTGCGATTGAAATCTCTAAACAAATCCAAGCTAAATCTGGAACTGGTAAATTCACTGTAATTTCTGACAAGTTCTTGATGAGCAACACTAACCCAGGAAACTTAGGTGGTAAAAACACTAAAGGTTTAATGGAGCCACAGTGGAACGTGTACGAATGGTACAACGGAGTAGTTATCATGGTTGAGATCGTTGATTTCTTTGATGATGATGTATACTTCCCACAACGTCACCCAGATGGAAAAGGTATCGTAGAATCTCACCGTATCCTTGCTTTGGATTATGGAGATAATGCTGGTATCTACCGTGTTAAACCAAAAGGAGTTCCAGATTACAACTGGGCATATATCCCAGGTATGAGAGATCCATTCTCTCCTGCAGGTAAAGGTTCACCGAAAATGGTTGCATCACGTGTTGACGGTTATGAAGTACATTTCCAGAAATGGGGTGGAATGATGATCGAAGATCCAACTAAAGTAGTTGACTTGCGTTTGGCAGTAGAAAGATAATCTACCTATACATACGATAGAAAGGACCTCCTCTGGGAGTTGAACGCCTCGGAGGAGTCCTTTTTAAATTGAGAGAATTAATTTTAAGACAGCAAAAAAATGGAAAAAGTAGCAAAAGAGATCGTCTACGGATCTTTCTTACAGGATAGAATTGTAAGCATTAAACCAGTAGAATCCGCGGGTAAATGGAGTAACCTATTAGTTGCAAATCAGGATAACAAAAAGGATCCTTTTTTGTACAACAAAGTAAAACGAAGCTACCAAGTTCCACTTAACAGTGAGAATCGTGGTGGTGGAGTAAAAGTAATTTTGGATGACTCATCAAGAGTAAAGATTCAAAAGTACATGGAGTCTCATCCAAACGGGATGACTCAAAAAGAGTTCTTTGAAAAAGAGTTAGGTGTAGATTTAAATCCTACCCTAGCTGCTGATAAAAACTTCTGGAGATCAGATAGAAGAGGACGTGTAATTCTAACTAAAGAAGGAGCTACATTAAATCTTAACTACTCTCTAGATATGCTTAAGTACTTAATCTTATTATCTAATAAGATGCTAGTTTCTCCATCTTATGATGAAAGAATCAACAAAGCAACTTATGAATTTATGATTGTAGACGAAAGCAAAGTAACAACTCAGAAACTTGAAGAAGCAAATGTTAAATCACAAGCATTCATCAAATTTGCTGAGATTACAAATAGCAAGAAATCTACTATTGGATTTATTAAATCTCTTGGTAGAACTATTCCTGCTACAGCTAGCGAAGATTGGTTGAAGTCAGAGGTACTCAATATTGTTGACACAAATCCTAAATATTTCTTAGAGATTGTGAACCATCCACAATATAATGAGCGTATCTTTGTACAAGAAGCTACCGAAGCAGGAGCTATTATTAGAAAAGGTGAGAAGCGTTATACACTTGATAACGGAGCAGAGTTAGGAGATCTTACGGATGTAATTAACTACCTACTTAATCCAGATAACCAAGAAGTTAAACTTCGCATCAAAGCAAAAATTGACATGACTAAACGTAATTAAAAATGACTGCAAATCAAATGGCCGATGAGCTAGAATTAAAGTTAGATCGATCAGATAGCTTTGGTTCTCCAGGATACGAGGATTTTGAATTATCTTCTGTCTTAACAGAAGCCGAGAATTTGTATGTTAAAAAGTTTTACGATGAGTTAAATAACCGAAAAGGCAAAGGCTTTGAGGAAATTGAGATAAGAAACCAAGGACTAGCAGCGTTAGTACAAGACGCTGCTTCTTGTCCAGTTTCATCGTCGCAAGTTGGCGTACTTGCAACGAATAATGTGACAGGGAAGTTCTTTGATTTACCAACAAATCACATGTACACTATATTTGAGCAGTGTACCATAGATAAGAATCTATGTGGTACAACTACTCCGATGATAGCGTATGTTATCACTGTAGCGCACAGTGAAATACAAAGATTCGACTGGAGTAAGTACAAACGTCCTTACTACAGTACAACTGGTGATGCAAGAGTATGGCGTTCAGAGTTTAGTAGATCAGTAACAGGTATAAGTCCTTCTGCTCCTGCTACAGCTAAACGTCATGAACTATTCACTGATGGAACTTTTAATGTAGTCGATTATCATATTCGATACCTTAAGAATCCAGCAGCAATAGTAGTCGATAGAGACACTCCTGCTAACCAACAAAATTGTGAGTTTGATGAATCTACTCACAGAGTAATTATAGACATTGCAACAGATTTAATGATGCAACGTATTAAAGAACAAAAAGTACAAATAGTAGAGCCTTTCAAGGAACTAGAATAAATAACGATTATTAATTTTAAAACTTAAACAAAAATGTTTAGAGAAGCAAACAACGTATTTAGTGTCGTTCTAAGTGACGTAACTAAATTAACTGCTAACTTACCAGCTGTAGGTACAGTAGTTACAAATGCCAACCTTGAGTCTGGTGCAGTAGTATTATGTGATATGGGTATGCGTCGTTTAGATGCAGCAGCATACACAGCTTTAGCTGCTACAGCTCAATACTTTGTAGTACAAGGTCGTGGAACAACCACTTCACTTATGAAATCTCCAGCAATTACTAAAGGTACAACTACTTTTTCAATTGCTAAATACAAAGCAGCTGTACAACAAGTAACTTATGTTGGTTACAATGGTACAACTGGAGCTTTGCCAGTAGCTAACAGCACTGATTTCTACATCAAAATCCGTAAGAGAGATAATGATGCAGCTAACCGTTCTCAACCAATGAGTTTATTTGCAGGACCAGTTCAAACTGATTCTACTGGTACTCAAGAAGAACTTGCATTTGCTTTAGCAAAAAATGGTATCAGAAACTTTAATCAAGAGCCAGCTAACGGATACCTTCGTTTCGAACTTGTTTCAAATGCTGTTTCTGTAACTGATGGTACTGCTACAAGTATTACTATTGCTAAAGGAAGTAAAGTAGGTACTTTGAATGCAGCTGCTACAACATTTGTTGTAGGTGATGTTATTCGTATGGGAACTACATTAACTTCTCCAGTTTACAAAATCGTAGCTTTGTCTACTACTACAATAACATTTAACATTCCACTTCAAGGTGATTCAATCACTGCTGGTGCAATTCGTTACTTTACTGCTGCTAATGCTGCTACTGCTGCATTTGGTGTACGCCTTACAGGTGTTGTTGCGCCATTTAACGTAAATACTATGCGTGATTACTACGCAAACCGTTTTACTACTACTTTCTCTGACTCTTCTACATTAGTTACTGTAACTGGAGCTCAAAATGGAAATGGTGTATGGCAACAAGTTGCAATGGATGAGTACTTATCTTACGGATTCGAAGGAGAAAACAACCAATTGGCTGTTCCATCTTTAGCTCGTGATCAGTATGTTAAGATCCCTGGTGTTGGTTCTCTTGTAGCTGCTGACTGTACATACTCTGCATTAAGCATTGGATGGATAGAAGACATGAGAGGTCTTGTAGCTATGGCTCCTGCTAAAGGAAACGTAATTGTTTGGTTAAACCTTACAAGTGCAGGAAGTTTATCTGCTACTACTAATACAGGTAACCAATTAGTAACGTCTTTTGGATTAACTGCATCAGACTTTAACGCGTAATTCTCCGCCCACAGTAGTCCCGTCACAAAAATTTTGCTGTCTTTGTGGCGGGCTACTATATTTTCCTTAAATTTGATTAAATAATTCGCTCGTTCATATGGCACTAGTTCCTAAAATATCAGTTTCTTTTACAGGCAAATGCAATAAGGTTACTTTAGTTGAAAATACTAAACCATATGAAACAGCAAACCCAGGAGGTTGGGGAACTCCTAACATTAACACATCCGCTATTACTTTAGCTTATGTATCATTTTACCCTACCTCTAATCCTCCTTCAGCTATTAATGCTTCAGGTACAGGTTCAATATCAGGTAATGTATTTACTGACGCTACTCATCTCTCTGGTACTTTTGCAATTGGACAAACGTTAGTAGGAGTTGGTGTTGCTGCAGGAACTACTATCACAGGATTCTTAACAGGAACAGGTAATAACAATGGAGGAACTTACACAGTAAGTATACCGCAAACTGTAACTTCTACTACTATTTCAGGTATTTCTGTAACAGGAAACTATTACTTAAAAAACGGTAGTATAGATGTTTATGCTTCTGCAACAGGCGCTCCTACACCAGGATCGTTTACTGCTATTAACGAAGCAACATGGTCAAATCCTGACGGTGTTTATCAAGTAGTTTATACTGTTGAAGTAGGACCTAATAAATACAAAAATAAAACTCAGCATGTTTTATTCTTATGCAATTTATGTAATTGCAAGGATGCATTAGTAGTTAAACTATTAAATGCATGCGATACTAAAGCTGTAATCAAATTAAAAGAACAAGTAGATCAGATGGAGATTTTCATGTATGGAATCAAGTCTGCTTTTTCTTGTGGAGATTTTGATACGCTAGATGCTATCTTAGATGCTGCAACTAAATATTGTACAACAATTTCTGACTGTGCCGATTGTGGGTGCAGCGGATGCTAATACTTTTTATTATGTGCGACTGCGCTAATTGTGATGGAATAACGTTATTTGAAGGTACTGATGGTAACGGTATTATAAATACTTCGTATAATTCAGGTACGGGAGTACTTACTATTTATTATACTGATGGTACTTCTTATAGTACTACAAGTTTGATAGGCGCAACAGGTCCAGCAGGACCTGCAGGTGTATGTGACTGTGTATTAGTAAAGTACCAAGAAGAAAGATTAGGAACTAATACTTCAGGTACTTCCCCTACATTTACTACTCTTACAAATATGACCTATACAGTTCCTTCGGGAGGAGCAGGTACATATGAGTTATTATTTGTATCTGATGCAGAATTTAATTTTGTATCCAGCGGTACTTCTATTATTACTTTAAACGTATATAAAAATGGTAGTGTGATTAGTGTAAACGGTCAAAAAAGAGTAAGCATGACGGGGGCAGGAGAACAATCTTATATCATTCCTGTTTCTGTCTTACTATCTAATGTGACTCTAGCAGTTGGAGATATTATAGATATTAGATCAACTTCTACTTCTCCTACAGCAGCATATTTAAATTATGGTGTAATGAAAATTAACAAAATATAAGAAATGTGCAACTGCCTACAAATTAGTGTAACTCCATTTTCTACTGGTATAGAAGAAATTATAGAAGTAGATAGCACAATTGTAGAAGGCCTAACAACCTTTGCATTTACTGCTGGTGGACAAGAATATACTATATTTTGGGATGGTGAACAGTGGTCTTTATTTGCAGTAGAAACAGGAGAGGATATTTTTATAGGAGCAAATACTAACATAGATTGCCCTATTGGAGATTGGTCATTTGATCCAGATATCTTTAATCATTATTTTAATGCATTTTCTACAGCAGAGTGCAGTACATTGACTGAAGAAGAAAATTGTTTTAAACTTATAGTTTGGCAAAAACAATGTACTTTTGCTAAAGAAGTATTAAACTATATTAGATTAATACAATTTGGAGGTACTTGCTGTGATGCATTAGAAGAGTTAAAAAATAAAAGACGAGCTCTTTTAATTCTTAATTGCTACGATGTAAGAGATATTAGTGGAAATACTACAAATTATAATACTTTGACTTATAGTCAAATAAAAGATTTATTAAAATATTAAAATATATTATCATGCCAAATAGAGAAGTCAAAATACACGGAGGTCCTAATAATACTGCGGCACTTGTCACAGGACAAGAGGAACTATTAGTAAAAGTTAATTCTTATGGAGCAGGAAGTACGTTAAGTTCTGTTATATCTCGTAGCAACACTTCGGGTACTATTGTTGCTAATAGAGGTTTTTCTGTAGCTAATGTTGGTACTGCTAACGGTACTGTAGGAGGTACAACTTTAAAACCTTCTGAGACTATTTCTTTTGATCCAGGAAATAATACAATTGCTCCTATAGCTTTTGATGCTACAGGTACAGAATTTTTAATTATTTATCTAGTTACAGTATAACATGGGAACTCAAATTTTAATATCAGGAGGAGGAGGTACTTTCAATTTAGAAGGAACTAACTACCTATCAGTATTAGCAAAAGGTACACCTATTGAGAACGGACAGGCTGTAAGAGACGCATACACTGCTGCTCAGGCAATGACTCCAAATGGTGTAGCTAAGTCAGCTACTAACCGAGTTGTTATCTTGTTAGCTCCAGGATACTATGACTTTGATGAAGGAGTGCTTGGTGATTGGTATATAGACCAATCATTTATTGACTTTGAATCATTAAGTGGAGTTGCTGACGTGTACTTCTCAAGTGTACAAGTAATTAGTGGTGGTACAGGTAAAAATATTCGTATTTCAGGAATTGATACGACTAAAAATAGTGTTTATCCAACAGGACCATTTGCAATAGCCTGTTCAGGAGGTGTAAATGAAAGTATATATATTAGAGACTGTGTAGGTGGAGATTATTCATTTGTCACATTCTCATCAGGATTTAGAGGAACTATTGATAATTGTGTAGCAGGAAACTACTCATTTGGATATATAAATGATACTGCTCCTGTAGGAAATTGGATTGTAGGAGGTAACACTCAGCTATATGGAACATTTAAAAATTGTATAGCAGGGAACTACTCTTTCTTATCTTCTCAATCAACAGGAGGTGGGGCAGGTACCGTAAATAATGTAGGTATTATTGATAACTGTAGGGCAGGAAGTAACTCATTTGCATACTCAATAGGAGACATTGCTCTTAACAACGGTACTATATCAAATTGTGTTAGTACAGGAACTAAAAGTTTTTGTGTTTCAGATAGCGGCAATGGATTAGATAATTCAGGATTAATCATAAACTGTAGAGGAACACAAAATTCATTTGCAGTAGCAGATAATGCTTTTGGATTAGCGTATAACACAGGAAGAATTATAGAATGTACAGCAACAGGAAACAACTGTTTTGCTGCACACGTAACAGTTCCAACTCAAGTCTATAACTATGGTTCAATGATTAACTGTAATGCAACTAGCTCTGCAAATGCTTTCTGCGGAGGTACAGGTACCAACGGAGGGTGGATATCTAATTGTATTGCATCATCTCTAGCATTTTGTTGTAATAACTCATTTACAATCTTTGGTGATATATACAGATGTACTCTGATTAACGATACATTTACAGTAGGATCCACAGCAGGAGGAAGAGTAGTATTAGGAATTGACACTACAGGTGTTGTAAACTATTAATTATGAAACAGTATAAAGCAATAAACGAGAGCAGTTGGGTAGAGATCCCTCATGTTATCCTAACAGATGAAGAGATTCATACATTAAACAATGGTACTGATGAAGAGAAAGCTGCATTAAGAGAAGATATGAAGGTTCGTAGTAATCCTGTCGAGGTTCCTGTAGAGGAGCTTGTTGATGTATTAGCTATCTATGATGAGTACAAGCCTGAGCTACAAGAAGGTGATGTATATGACCTAATATCATTTTATATCGTTATTAATGGAGAAGAGAGAATGGGAGCTTATAATTATAAGCTAAATAGAAATATTGTAAACGTAATACTTAAGTAAGATGCCGATAGATATTAATATAACAGGTCAATATAAGATAAACGGTGTTGCTATTGGAGGAGGTCTTCCTGCATGGGTAGAGACAAACGCAACTGACTTAACTTTATGGAATAACGGAAAAGGTAATATAGCCAGTAATCTTTCATTTGGAGAATCTGCTTTAAAAAGTATAACTACTGGACAAAGTAACTCTGCATTTGGAACATCCGCGTTAACAGCTCTCACTGGCGGATATTACAATGTTGGAATTGGGCAATCCGCAGGTACAGCAATTACAACTGGTTCAGGAAATATCGCTATTGGAGTTGAAGCGTTAAAAACTACACAGCAAACAAATGCAACAATAGCTATCGGATATCAGGCATTGTATTCAGCACAGAATACTTCTGATTCTAATTTAGCTATTGGATATGCTGCACTGTACTTTACAACTTCTGGTAGTTATAATGTATCTTTAGGTAGAGCGTCAATGACAATGAATACAACTGGTGGATACAATGTTGCTGTTGGATCTTATGCCTTAGATGCAAATACCACTGGTATTAATAACACTTGCGTAGGTTACAACTCATTAACAGCTTTAACGACATCTCAGGCAAATACAGCTTTTGGATATCAATCTGGTCTGGCAATTACAACTGGAAGTGGAAATACAGTTATTGGTAATGCTGCTGGAGATCTGATTACTACTGGTTATAGTAATGTTTGTATTGGTAGTAATTCTGATGTTTTTACTGCTGGAGTTATCAACTCGACAGCAGTAGGTTCAAATGCTTTTGGTGCAAATGATTGCATAGTCATTGGTAATGGTTCTGGATCCAACAATGCTAGTTGTATAGTTATCGGTAGAGGAGCAACTTCAACCGCAGCAAATCAATTTGTAGTAGGATCATCCTCAACCCCAACGGGAACAGTAACGACAGAATCTTTGTCCAGTACAAAAACTTGGTCAGTAATTATTAACGGAGTAGCACAAAAAATCTTATTAGCGTAATGGAAAACGAGTTAACACAAGAGCAAATTGCTCAAAGCGTATCCGCTGCATTTGACAGCGTAGATTTAATTAATCGTAACGAGGATGATGCGGCAACAATCGAAAGAAATGTTGAGCACCTTCGTGTTATTATGGGCTATGAGTGGTTTTCTACTGCTTTGACATCAGAGCAAACGGAACAAATTAATGCAATTATCAATGACTAAGGAAGAAGCAATAAACGTTTTAGCTCAGGCACTTGAGGTATCTGCAAAGGCAGGTGTATTCAGCTTGAGTGATGCAGCAACTATTGTTGAAGCTATTAAAAAAGTAAATGAATTAGTTGAAATCGTACCAACTGAAGAGTAAAATTTAATTAATTAAATTAAATATTGTATCATGACTATAAACGGTGTTTTGTCTATAAGTTTAGCTGCTGTGTATATTTGTGATAATATAAATGGTTCTACGATTACTAAAATGAGATTTACTAATCCAAGAGCTTACAATCTTTCTATAAAATTATTTATTAGTTCTCGAAACGAAACTGTAGATCTTTACGATCTAATACTTGATGCAGGAGATACTGTATCAGATAACATGGAGTACGAACTAAAAGAAGGAGATAAATTAATGGCTAGTTCTTCTATAGGAAAAACCTTTTATGCAATTTCTATTAAGTAATGGAGAAAGTAGATAAATATGGTAATGGAGGATCACCCTCTCAACTAATCATTACTAATAAATACGGTAAGGTTAAATCTATTTATCAAGAAAAACTTATTCTTACAACTACAGGTAGTTCGGGACCAGCAACTCTTATAGGCACTACTCTTAATATACCTCAATACTCAGGTGGAGGATCTACTACTTGGGGATCAATTACAGGAACTCTTTCTTTACAGACAGATTTACAAACTGCTTTAAATAGTAAGTTTGATGACCCCACTGGAAGTAGTGCTGATTATTTAGATGGTACAGGAGCGCCCGTTCCTTTCCCAACTTTTGCGAGCGCTGATAAAATGGTAACTGTTGGACGTAACTCAACAGGATCGACACTTTATAAAGGAACAATTGTTTATATTTCAGGATCAACAGGAAATAGGCCTAATTATGTAAAAGCTCAAGCGAATTCGGAGGCAACATCAGCGGGTACATTTGGTGTTATCTTATCAGACATACCAAATAATACAGATGGAAATGCTGTTACAATAGGTACAGTTGATAACTTAGATACTAGACACACTGCTCCCCACCCATTTACTGTGGATACATTGATTGACGGAGATACAATTTATCTTTCTCCAACTACGCCAGGATATGTTACAAGAGTAAAACCTAGTGCGCCTAATCATTTGGTATATATAGGTAAAGTTGTACGAACATCACCAACAAATGGGACAATTGTTTATCGTATTCAAAATGGATACGAATTAGATGAAATTCACGATGTTGCTATTTCTGCAGCGGCTAACAATGATATACTTCAATATGAACTATCTACTGATTTATGGAAAAATAAATCTTTATCTGCAGCAGGTATACAACCTACTATAACTCCTGGAGCATTAACTAAAGTAGATGATACTAACGTCACTTTAACTTTAGGAGGAACTCCTTCTACAGCATTATTACAAGGAGTATCTCTTACATTAGGATGGACAGGGAGATTAGACGATGCAAGAATTGCTTCAGCGGCTACGTGGAATGCAAAGCAAGACACTATTACACTGACTACTATTGGTACAAGTGGTCCTGCTACATTAGTAGGATCTACATTAAATATTCCTCAGTACGGAGGAGGTGGAGGGGCTTCTATTATTAAACTTACTTTACAAACATTGGTATCAGCAAGTTGGGTATTAGTAGGCAGTTATTATACCTACACATTCTCTAATGTAAATATTACAACAAATACTAGAGTAGATTTTACTCCAGAAAATAGTAGCTACTCAGAAGTATCTGTTTGTGGGTTATTGCCACAAGTAGATGTAGCTGCAGGAAGTTGTACATTTTATTCTTTATTTCCTCCTTCAACAGATATTAGAGGAGAAATAACTATTATACCAACAATTTAATCATGGCGGTTAATTTACCTATACAAAACTTTTTTACAAAAGCCGTAAATCCTACGCCTTGGGTTCGGCCTACAGATTGGCCAGTAATTACTGATGCCCCTGGTGAAGTTCAGTTTTTAATGTCTGATTTAGGAGACGCTTCTTGTACAATAAGAACCCAATTTTCTAGAACTTCTGGATCTCAAAATATAGTAATTGATTGGGGAGATGGAACTACTACAACTGTTACAAATACATTACAAACAGATACAACTAAAGTGTATACTCCAGGAACAGGTACACCTTGTTCTAGAGGATATACCACTTTTAAAATTAGAGTATATTTTACAGGTACAGGAGTTTCTGTTCTTAATGCTTGTAGAATACTTCCTGTACAAATTTCTGCAAATATTCAAAATATATATACTACATGTTATGTTTTAGAAATGTATTATGGTAATAGTACTCAAACAGTTAGTATGACTTATTATTATAGTGGATCTAATGGTTTAGGAAGTTATAATTACTTAGAATATGTTAAATTACCTATAACAGTAACTTTTACGGATATGTTAGGGGCATTTCAAGATTGTTTTAGTTTATCTGCTGTAGTAATGCCTACATCAGCACCGAACTTAACAAGTATTGCAAACGCTTTTCAAAGTTGTTTTCTTTTAAGATCTGTAGCTATTCCTACTAATTCAGTAAATATAACTTCTTGTAATTCAACATTTCAGAATTGTTTTAATTTAATTTCTGTTTCTCTTCCGACTACACTCAACAGTTGTACAACTTTTCAAAATACTTTTTATTTTTGTTATGCACTAAAAAATGTGACGCTTCCCTCTGCAAATATTTGTACAACATTTCAATCTACCTTTACAAATTGTTTGTCATTAGAATGGGTTAAATTTGTAAGCTTACCAACATTTGCAAGTGCTACTACAGTAAATCTTAGTACTACATTTCAAAGTTGTTCTAATTTACAAACTGTATATTTTCCAGCATCATGTTCAAGTAATGCAAGGTATACAGTTAGTAATACTTTTAGTAATTGTACTAATTTAAAATCTATTCTTTTTCCCTTAAACTTTAGTGCGACTACTATGAGTAGTGCGTTTTCTTCATGCACAAATTTGAAAAAAGTTACTTTTCAATCTGATATGCCTGTGTGCACTAGTATGTTTAATACATTTGGTACCTGTAGTAATTTAACTGATGTAACATTACCAAATAATCTTTCTCCAGCAGGAGTAGATTTTTCATCAACTTTTAGTAGTTGCAGATCTATTGAAAAGATTACTATAAATTCTTCGTATTTATTTACAAATCTTTCTAATACATTTAATAACTGTGCGTCTTTAAAAATACTTAATTGGAATCCTGGAGTACAAAATTCTGTAACTACTTTAAGTGGTTGCTTCAATTTTTGTCCTTTATTAAAAACAATTACATTACCTACAAGCATGAATGCTTGTACTACTTTATTACAAGGATTTTCTGCTTGCTATTCTTTAGAGACTATTTCTTTGCCTGCTACAATGAATAGTGTGACTACTACTCAAAATGCATTTTCTTTTTGTAATAATTTAAAATCTGTTACTCTTCCTACAAGTATGACAGCTTGTACTAGTTTTGCTGGAATATTTAATGCATGTAGGACAATAGAAACTATTGTTTTCCCAGCAACAGTATCTTCTTCGGTAACAGATTTTTCAAGTGCTTTTCAGAATTGTTGGAGTTTAAAATCTATAACTTTTCCAACTAATCAATTATCTTTAGTTAATACTCTATTAGCAACATTTAATACTTGTCCTAATTTAACTAATATAATTAATTTTAATAAAGTAGGATCGTTAACGGCAACTCCTTTAGTAAATGCTAGTTCAAATAATTTTGCCAGATTATTGTCTATATCTTTTGTATGTCCTTTAAGTGTATTAGCTTTAAGCGGAAATAATTCTTCAGCAAGGACAGATGTTCAATCTGTAAGATTACTAAATACTTCAGCAGGTCAATGGACGGGAACATCTCCGCAAATTAACGTATCTAATACAAATATGTCTACAGCTAATATAGTTCAATTGTTTAACGATATGGCTGCACAGGGAACTGTAGTATCTAAAACAATAAATATTTCAACTGCAGTAGGTGCAGCAGGATTAACTGCAGCCGACAGATTAATTATAACGTCTAAAGGTTGGACAATAACAGGATAATATGGAAGATACATCAGGATTTTATAAACAATTTGAAGATGGTTCATGGGTATTTGCGCCTAATTTTGTGTACGGCCCAGACTTCGAATTATTGAGAGAGAATAAAGATAATTACAACTATCCTGTAGACGGATGGCATTGGTATAATGAATCACCTATAAAAGAAATTGTAGAATAATAGATTATAATAATTTATTTTATATCTTTGGGTTTTATAATACACGGAGTATTAATTTAATAGCAAAAAAATGACAGCAAAAGAAACTAAACGAGCGCCTAGAACAATTGTATTAAATGAGGAGCACATTCAAAATTTAGAAGGATATATCAGCGAGATGCCAACTAGATTAGGATTTCCATTAATCAATTTTCTAAATACGCTTGCTCAACAACAAGCAAATGAAGAAGTTACTATGGAGTCTTTTAATACTAGTGACCCTACTATCGTGCGGTCCGACGAAGAGATTTAACAGACTTATAACCAAGTACCCTTACTTACTTACTACTGATAGTGTTATCGTGCATGACACTATCAGAGTAGTAGTGCCAGAAGTAAAAGTCGATACTGTTGTCGACGTTCAGTCGTTATACGACACAATTTTTATCCAACAAGAACAACTTAAAGTTAAAGTTTGGATGGATAGAGAAAAAAAGGTCTATATCCAAGGCCAATGTGATACAGTCTACATTGACAAAATTATCACAAGAAAAATCCCTATAAAATACTACGTTAAGCCTAAAGATAAAACTACATTTGGAGCAAAAATCCAATCTGTAGTTAATGGCATCTTTATTACCTTTATTATACTTATAATAGTATACGTAATTTACAGAACTTTCTTAAAAAGATTATAATGGATTTAGCACAGATTTTACAGTACGGCCTAATAGCAGCAGTTGGTATTATTGGATATTTTTTAAAAATGATCCACAGCGATGTTAGAAACAACACAGAAAATTTAGGAAAACTCAAAGGAAAGATTGAGTTAGTAGAACAAGAGTCAAGACTTAAATACCAAGCTATTCAAGAACAGACTCAATTAGAAATTAAAAATCTGGCAAAAAGTGTGGGGGAGTTATCAGACGCAGTTAAACAACTAATAATGAAAAAATAATGGACACAGTAACAGTATCAACAGGAGCACAAGATTTTGGAGTATTCGGTCAATTAGCTGAATACGGACCAATTGGTTTATTAGCATTAGCATTAGGATATGTTGCTTGGTTATTTATCAAAAGACATCTTGCAGAAAAAGACAGATTGCAGGCAGAATTAGATAGCAAAAAGAAACGTAAAAAATAATCATTATGTCATTTGGAATTTTTGATAGTTTAGCACAATATGGAGTTCTTGGTTTCGCAGTAATGGGATTAGGCTATTTATGTTGGACCTTCTTAAATAGATTAATGAAGAGTGAAGATGATTTACGTGAAAGAGTAAAAGACCTAGAAGGAGATTATAGAGATGATTTTGAAAAAACATTAAAAGATAATACTGAAAGCTCTAAAAGTTTGAAGGATACAATTATGATGTTTTTAAGTAATAAAAAATGAAAAAGAATAAAAGAATCATATTAGGTTCCATTATCGGATTCATAGGTATTACCTGTTTACAAGTATTTTCTACAGGCCATAAACATGTTGTTGTAGTAGAAGAGAATACTAGTTTAACTAATGAGAATAAAGCTCTTACAAGTGAGAATAAAGGATTAAAAACAAGTGTGGCTAGTTTAGAAGCAAAGAATGAAGAACTAGTAGAAGATAAAGCAGAGATGCAAGAAATGGTCAGCGAAGTTATTGGGGACCTAGATAGTACGAAAAGTGTAGTACAAAAAATTAAAAAGGAATTAACAGATGAGAAAGTTACTAATGCTCGTATGTCTTCTGGTGACGAATTTGATTTCCAGCCAATCAAACTACCCTCTGAAGACGGTAATTAAAGGAGACTCTGTTGTCATTCTTACTGTAAAGCAAGCTGACGACATTAATGCTATATTTGAAAATCAAAAAGCTAAGATAGCAGCTTTCAAAAAAGATATCACTGTCAGAGACAGCATCATCGCTGTACGAGATACTCTCCTAATACTTAAAGAAAAAATAATTGTAGAACATGTGTTCGACGATGAGCTTGCTAAAAGATTAGATCTTTTAGAAGCATGGATGCTAGACGCCGCAATTAATAGCAGTTGGATTTATTATTCATGGGACGATACTACAATATACGCAGTAGATTTAAGCCAATATTTTGTACAAAAAGATAATATGTCTGGAGATCTTTATTTTTATAAATGTCCTACACCTATTGATCCATACGATAAAAAAGAGAATCCACTTAAAGGATGGGAAAGAGCGATTATTAAACCAGAACGACCTAAAGTTACTAAGGTCCCAATTAAATTATAAATTATGAGAAAGTTTTTTAGAGAATTAATTAGTGATAATAATCACATTAATGAGCAAGCATTCGTAGGAGTAATCTCCTTCTTTGCAATGGTATTTGTACTAGTGATTGACGTAGTCACAGGAATAGTAGGTAACGAACTAATAATCAAGGAATTTATCTTTGATGGGTTTATGTTATTAACTTTAGGTGCTTTCGGCATTACTACTGCTGGACGTATCATGAAGTTAAAAAATAAAGCAAACGAAAACGAAAATCAAGAAGAAAATGAAAATAACTAAAACAGGTACAGCAGGTATCGAACTAATTAAAATGTTCGAAGGATTTAGATCTGCTCCATACAAATGTCCAGCAGGTATTCCAACAATTGGATACGGAGCAACATTTTATCCTACTGGTAAAAAAGTAACTATGGCTGACAAAGCTATTACTGAGGCAGAAGGAACAGTATTATTACAAAGTATGTTGGTTAGCTTTGAGAAGTATGTAGATAGCTATTGCAGAGATGACATCAATCAAAATCAATTTGATGCATTAGTATCTTTTGCTTACAATCTAGGACCAGCAAATTTAAAATCTTCTACTTTACTTAAAAAAGTAAATGCTAACCCTGAAGATGAATCTATTACATTAGAGTTTATGAAATGGGTAAAAGCAGGTGGCAAAACTTTAAAAGGTTTAGTACGAAGAAGAGAAGCAGAATCACAATTATATTTTAAAAAATAAGTTATGCAATTAAGTAAACATTTAGCACTAGCGGAAGTGATGAGATCAGAGACCGCTAAAAGAAAAGGAATCAGCAACATGCCTACACCAGAGCATATTGAGAACTTCAAAAAGTTAGCTGAGAATGTATTTGAACCTATTCGTGAGCACTTTGGTGTTCCTATTCGATTGAGTTCTGGGTACCGTTCTGCTGCTTTGAATAAAGCGGTAGGTGGCGCATCTTCCAGCCAACATTGTAAAGGTGAAGCAATTGATATCGATATGGACGGTACAACTATTACTAACAAACAATTATTTGATTTTGTTAAGGATAACGTAAACTTTGATCAAATGATTTGGGAGTTTGGTACAGATGCTAATCCTGATTGGGTACACGTATCTTATAATTCAGATGGAGCGCAACGTAAACAAATTTTACGAGCAATTAAATCTGGAGGTACGACAAAGTATGTACCATTTAAATAGTTTAATCTAATCCTTTATATCGTATTTATGGAATTAATCAAACACGCAAAGAATATTCACGAATTAAAAATTAGTGGAACAAAAGTTAAAATAGCGATGTTCTCAGATATTCACTGGGATAATCCTAAATGCGACTGGGACTTGTTAAGAAAAGATTTAAATTATTGTCTAAAACATTCTATCCCCATGATGTTTAATGGGGATACGTTTTGTTTGATGCAGGGAAAATGGGATCCACGTGGTACTAAATCTGATATCCGTCCTGAGCACAATAACATTAAGTATCTTGATTCTATCGTAGAAACAGCAGTAGATTTCTTTTCACCATACGCACATTTAATTACAGTAATCGGGTACGGTAATCATGAGACTTCTGTAATCAAACGTCAAGAAACTGATGTTTTACAAAGATTTGTAGACCTACTTAATTACAAAAATGGGAGTAATGTTCAGACAGGTGGATATGGTGGATGGCTTATTGTACGTCAGGAAGTTAGAACTAATTTCTTTCACGCAACAAAAGTAAAATATTTTCATGGCTCAGGAGGCGGGGGAATTGTTACTCGTGGGGAGATTAATCTTACTAGAGCTCTTGAAATGGCTGAAGATTTTGATGTATTTGCAATGGGACATATTCATGAAAACAAATGCACTAACATAGCTCGTGATATAATTGAACATCAAGCTCAAACAGGATACTCGCAGAAACATAGACAAATTCATATGATGATTACAGGTACATACAAAGAGGAGTACGGTGATGGATCAAAAGGATGGCATATTGAGAGAGGAGCTCCTCCGAAACCTGTAGGAAGTAGAATCTTGATCATTGATACACGTAGAGATACTACAAATGGAAGAGATCTAATATTAAAATCAATTGATAGTATTAAATTCCCTATTTAATATTTTTTATATTTACATTATGAAACTAAGAAACAACTGGAAAACAACTAATAAGCAATGGGATAAAATCATGATTAGATTTAGAATCTCTGCTGTAGATTTAATTAACATTGAGATAGATAAGTCTAGAAACTTCTATCTTATTACTATTTTTAACATCACTATAAAGAATAGATAATGGCTAAAATTAAAGATAATACTGGAGGTGTTAAGGCTAAAGTAAAAGTCTCACGTCCAGGAGTACACGCTAAAACCCAAACTTCTAAGCTTAAAAGTTCTAAGAATTATAAAAAAGCTTACAGAGGACAGGGAAGATAATTAATTAATTGTATATTTGTAATTATGTTATCACTAAATGATTTACATGCTCAGATTGATGAGTCGTTAGAAATAAACTCAATAGAATCCTCATTTTCATATGAGCTCTATACGGATTTAATTAACGAACAGAGATCTCTATGGATTAGAAATGAGTATAATAAGAATCGTAGTATAGATCCATATATACTACAAGAGATAACATGTCTAGAGTTAGAACTAGTTAATCCCATTGATTGTTGTATAGATGTGCCAGCAGGATGCAAAGTATTACGGACTGTTAAAGAGATACCTAATACAATTGAGTTTTTCTTTACAAAAGGTATTGCAAGTGTTGGCCCTGCTGACATAATGAAGCCAAGATTTATACTTATTGATTACTCTCGTGTACCTTACGTAGGCCACGGTAGAACTACTCAAAAAAGTATCTACACTTTCTTATACGGAAAACATTTATATGTTACTAGTAAATCATCTACGCATTTAATGATGAAGTATCTTAGTATTAGAGGAATCTTTGAAGATCCTACTGAGTTACAAGGTTATTATAATTGTGCAGGAGAAGCTCCTTGTTGGACAGCATCCGATCCTTATCCATTAAATATGTGGATGTGGGCATATATTAAACCTTTAGTACTACAACAATTAATGCAAAAAGGAATCAACCAAAAAGATGAAGCTAACAATGCTCAAGACCAAAGAACAGGTGTAGGATTAGGAGGAGGAGCAACAAATGCAGGACAATAATTTTTTAAAAAGAGGCAAAGGTAAAATAGCTGGTGATATTAAGAAGGACCAGTTTTATAAATACTACGAAGAAAACGCAAAAGAAAAGGTAGTTGAGCGCAGTGTTTATAATAAATTTTTACGAGATTTGCTAGATACTTTTAGTAGAGAAATAGTAGAGACAGGCTTAGAACTAAAGATAAACCGAGTAGGTAAAATTAGAATCCGAAGCAAGCAAATGCATTTCTTTAAACAGAATGGAGAACGCTCCAAAAGTTTAAGAGTAAATTGGGCAGCTACTTGGGAATACTGGGAAACTAAATATCCAGGATTAACAAGAGATGAACTAACAAAGATAAGTAACAAGACGTTAATTTATCATGAGAATGATCATAGCAATCAAGAATTCTATGAACACTTTTGGGATAACTTTACAACTAATTTAAAATACAAGAGTTTTTATACTTTTAAAGCATCTAGACAATATTCTAGATTAATTGCACAAGTAGTTAAAGACCCTAACCGTAAAACATTTTATTATGGATAACGAAGCAATGGAAATGACATCAGGCGGTAAATCAGTAGAGTCTACTGTTAAGATTACCCGCAAACAATTTGAAGATGGAGGTTCGGAAGAAACTCGTATTGAACAAGTTGAAGGTGGTTATATCATCACAAAAGAATGTCGTTGTAAAAATGACAAAGGCGAATGGGAGTGGAAAACAGAAAAATCTGTAAGTACCGAAGATCCTTCTTTAGATAAATCTGCTGAAGGTATTGCTAGTCGCTTAGAATCAGTACTTAAAAACTTAATGTAATGTACTCAGGTAAAACAGTCTCCTATAAAACAATCCTTGATAAAACTATCAGGGATTTTGGTTTTAACTACGACGTCAAAGAAGAAGAAGGTGTAGAGTGGCTTGCAGAGTTTATGGCACATACTAATGTACCAGTAACTATGGAAGAGAAGATCGCTTATATTCAAATTTGCGATGGGAGAGGTGATTTACCTTACGACTTATATAAGATAGGACAAACTGCTCATATTGTGGGAGTTAGTACTATTGAAGAAGCTGAGTGCGGTAAAGGTAGGTTATATCCAATGCGTTGGAAAACTGATTACTTCCACAACAGATATCATTTAGATGATAGAGATTATACTACCGAAGGTCGTGAGACATACACAGTAGGACAAGGATATATCTTTGGCTCTATGAACGAAGGATTTGTAGCAATGTCATACAGTGCTATTCCTACAGACGAATGTGGATATCCTACTATTCCTGCAGAGCAACAATGGTTAGAAGCAGGTGCGCACTACATAGCGCAACGTATTGCCCGTAAACTATTAATCCGTGGAGAAATTAACCCACAGGTTTATCAAATGATCGAGCAAGATAAAGAATGGTACTTTGCACAAGCGGTTAATCATGCTAAACAATGGAACGGTGTAGACGAAGCAGAAACAGTTAAAAACTCTGTTGTCCGTACTATTCCACAATTGCAAGACCATGCATCTTTCTTTGCTAACATGCAGTTACCTGAACAACGTAAATTTAGACCTAAATCTGGCGTAGCATTAGTATCTACTATTAATGCTGTATCACCAAGTGTCAATGGGCCAAACCCAGCAACATCCTAATAGTTTAACATGGAGCAACATATAAACACCTACCAAGGAATGAATAAAGATACTGCCTACGATAGTTTGGCAGCTACTTTTTATATTGATGCTTTAGATGTAAGAATTACTACTACAACAGGAGATTCACTTGGAGGATTTACTAACATAAAAGGTAACGAATTTGCAGTAGAACTTGAGACATCAGGTATTTTTGGAACAACTCCTTGGACAGCATTAAATCCTGCTATTATAGGATATGCTACAATCCGTACAAAGATTATATTATTTGTTGCTGATGATGATGGCGATAAAGGATGGATTTATAATTTAGAATACGATCCAGCAAACAAGGCAATTACTACTTTTGCTGTTATATATTATAATGCAGCATTAAACTTTAAAAAAACTTGGCCAATTGAGGCATTAGGAAGATTCGAATCTGATTGCATTCAAAGAGTTTATTGGACAGATTATAATAACTTTTTTAGATCTATTAATGTAGTAAGCCCTGGTTTAGTAGATTTACCTGTAGGTCTTGTAGATATCTTCCCAGATGTTAAGTTTACTCAACCTTTATTAGTAGGAGTAGCAGGTGGGGGTAGTTTAACTACAGGAGAATATCAAATTGCATTTAGATTAATTACAGATGACGGAAAAACAACTTTAATTTCACCGCCTAGTAATCTGATCCATATTGTTTCTGATAGTGAGACAGGTATTCCATCTAATCAATATAACGGTAATAGTACAGTAGTCAATAGCGGAAAAGCAATTACTGTGACTGTAGATACTACTAATTATTGGGATTTTGAAAAAATAGAATTTATTGGTATATATAAATCATCAGATACTGCAACTACAGAAGTAGTATCTATTGAGACAATGACTATTGCCGATCAACCTAGTATTACAATTACTTATACAGGAGGAGAGTCAACTATCTTTGATTTAGAGTTACTAGATTTTCTTGCAAGAAACTACGCTTTTAAAACTCCTAAAACTATTGCACAAAAAGATAACTCTTTATTAATTGCAAACATTATAGAATCAACAATAAGCCTGCAAGACTTACTTGAAGATTTAGAAACATTTGAAGCAAAAACTGGGAGATACGATAGTGCGCAAACTTTGCCTACAGGTGATATACTAGAAAATGCTTTTAATAAAGATTACAATTCTGATGCACATTGGAATCCAACTTGGCAAACAGATTCTCAATATAGATATCAATCTGATGGATTACGATTAGGAGGAGAAGGCCCTAATATTACTTATAATTTTCATTTAGAAGAATTTACTTTAGAAGAAACTAGTGTGCTTGCTGGGCAAACTGTAGGATTAACTTACGTAAATGATACTCCTGATTCACCAGGACACGATTTAAATGACGGCTACGGCCCTTATGCTAATACTACATTTCCTAATTACGCATCTCCATTTATTTCTGGATTATTACGTGGATACAAAAGAGGAGAAACTTATCGATTTGGTATAGTATTCTACACTAACAAAGGGGAAGCTACTTTTGTAGAATATATTGGAGATATTAAATTTCCAGATATTTCTGAAGTAGATTCTGTAACAAATAATTCTGGTTACAAGTTCTGGCCACTAAGTAAAAAGAAGACTGCAAGTGAGGACACAGTAGGATATTCTATGGGAATAGAATTTCAAATAGATTTTAGTACTTGTCCTAGTTTAGCAAATAAAATTACTGGATACCAAATTGTTAGAGTTAAAAGAGAAAGTACTGATAAAAGAAGATTGACACAAGGATTATTAAAAGGTTTTTATTATAATCCAATTTTAGAACCTCATTTTACAGGTACAGGAGGATTTGATTTACGAGTAAATGAAAATAATAATGTTTTACATTTATATCCATATTATCCAGATTCTTCTGCAAATAATGCATCTTTTGCAACTTTAGAAGATTCTTCAGTTAGTAGTTATGTTCCACAATATTATAATTACGATAGATTAGGATCTTATTTAGGATTTTATTCTCCAGAAATATCTTTTGATAAAAATAGTGTAGCAGACTCAATCTTAAATTTAGGAGGTAATCCTTGTTTACTAATTACAGGAGCTTATAGTAATAGAGTTACTTGGGCAAATTCTACACATGATTGGAGTGATGTAGATCTAGGGGAAGATTCTAAAGATATAAGAAATCAATATTATGATATATATCCTGTAAACTTTAATACAATAGAAAATATTAAACGTTGGCAGCATAATGCTAAGTTTAAAATGGAAGACACTTCTGACTATGAAACTAAGGTAACTAGTAGTATGTTTTCTGGTTATTACATGCGAAATTACTGGTGCATGGATAATTATTTTGATGCAGGAGATCCACAAGTTAATCCTAATAGGCCTCAACAAGGTTTAGGAGTAAGTGAAGTACCTGAATTTTTTAAAGCAGGATCTAGTGTTATAGGTAAAGTACAAAAAATTGATACAGACTTTTTTACTAATACGCCTATAACAGGTTCTACTGAAGATTATTTTAAAGCTCCTAATAGTGTATTTCCTGTAAATAGAACTTCTTTTGTAGCAACTGGAGATTACGATAATTATTTTCCTATCACAGAATGCATTTTACCAAAACAAGAAGTATATGGAGGATATACTGAATCAAGTTTAGAGGCTAATAAATTTATCCCTGCATCTCCAATCATTGATCCCGCAAATACAAATCCTATAGTATTTGGAGGAGATATTTTTGTTAACATGTTTGTAGTCCAAACAGGTTTAGTAGAATTTAATACAGCTTTTTACGGTAATAATAAATACCATAAAGACAATACTATTACTGATATAATTGCTTTAGAAACTGAATTAAATTTAGAATTAGCGAATGGAGCAACTTTGCGCACAGGAGTTAAATATGAATTTACAGCAGGATCAAATACTTTACTAGAAGCAGCTTTTAGACAAGAAACAAATAATGCTGAAGCACCATATGCAGAAGTATTAAATATGTATAGCTATAACATGGTATACTCTCGTCAAAATGACGATTTAGGATTCTATGTACAGCCTGCAGATTTGCAAAATTGTGGAGCTAATGATATTAGAGCATACTTATCTAATGTAAAAATTAATGAAGAGACAGTAGATTCTTGGACTAAATACGGAATAAATAACTATTATGATATAGATGACTACGGTCCTATTAATAAAGTAATCAACTGGAAAGATACTGTATATTTTTTACAAGATAGAGGAATGGGAGCATATACCATTAACCGTGCCGCCGTTACTACTACTGCTGATGGAGTTCCTACTCAATTAGGTACAGGATTAGGATTTGGTAAACATATTTATTATTCTAAAGTTCACGGAGCTATTCATCAATGGGCCGTACAAGCTACAGAAGCAGGTATGTATTTCTTTGATGCTTTCCATAGAAAAATATTTATGATGCAAGCGCAGTCAGGACAAACTGCTAACAGTGCTATTTCAGAAATTAAGGGAATGCATAGTTACTTACAAGCACTTCCTGAATATGTGTTTGCACGAAAAGAAAATGATGGAGATAATCCTATTTTAGGAAAAGGTGTGCATATTGGTAAAGACATCATTAACGATGAGATATTGTTTACTTTTATGAGTAGGCCTACATCTAGAGTCTTGACAACTAATTATGCTTATACCGCAGGAACAATTGTGTATTACGGCACCACCGATACTTACTACTATGTTACAAATAACTTTACTTCAGGTGGTACTTTACCAGCTGCTTTAGTAGGATTACTTGCTAATAGTACAGTAGCTACAGCTAATCAAGTATATAAATCTGATACTTTAGTATTTGATGAATTAGCACAGCAATTCTCTTCTCGTTATTCTATGACTCCGACTATTTGGATAGAAAATGGTGATATAATCCTAACTCCTGATCCATTAAAACTTAAAGATATTTATACTAATGGTATAGGTGATTGGGGAGTATTCTATGATAAAGAAGAGACATGTGAATTAACATTAGTAGTTAATCCACAAGCAGATGTAAATAAAGTATTACGTACAATGGAATACAATTCTATTGTTCGAGATGATAATAAAGTAATTGATAGAGCACAAACTATTACTGCATTTAGAATATCTACTCAATATCAAGATACAGATATAGTACCTTTTTCTCCTACAAGGTTTAAAAGAAAATTTGATAAGTGGCGATTAAAAATTCCGAGAGATCAAAATACAACTAGTAAACAAGGGCGTTTACGTAGTACATATTTTATTGTAACTTTATACTTCGACAACTCTTACAACAAAGAGTTAATTATGAATCGTCTTATGACTTATTTTGATTATCAAGTATTCTAATGAAAAAGACTCCTAACATACTTCCAACCTACTATAAATCTTTAGGAACAAAGATTTTTAGAGATACTACAGCATTACCTTTTGCAGATGGCGGACCTCTTAATGATAGAAATATTAAAGGAGATTTATTGCCAAGTGTTTATGCTTCAGCATTAGGAAGGTATTATAGTAATGGAGGAAAATTTTTAACTGCAGGAGGAGAGTTTCATAAAATATATAAAAATCCAGAAGGAGATATAATAGTAAACCATCCTAAAGAAGATAAGGGAAAATGGGATACTATTAATTTAACTGAAAAATCTGGCGCTAATACTATTAGTGAAGGAGTTGATGCTACTAAACAATGGCATGCAGAAAATCCAAATAGTTATGCTAATGGAGGAATGCTAAAACGTGCCGACGGTTCTTATTCTAAAAGAGGTTTATGGGATAACATTAGAGCTAATGCAGGTTCAGGAAAAGAGCCTACAAAAGATATGTTAGCTCAAGAAAGAAAGATTAATAATAATTACGCAGAAGGCGGACAACTAGGTCCAGGAGACTGTGGTCCAGGATTACGATGGGACGAAGCTACGCAAAGTTGCGTACCTGCAACAATAATAGTAGAGGATGAAAATGATCCAAGGTATCTAGAATACTTAGAAAGACAAAGACTATATGAATATAGTCAACTTCCTAATCACGTAGTTAAGCAAATGATAGTAAGCGACTTAGCTAAAAATTACATTGCAAAAGCAGAAGAGCCTTTTAATGCTAAAGAAGAAGCAGAATTTTATACAAAAA